CGATTTCTCGTTTCGCCGGGGGCGGTCATTAGTGTATCTTCATCTCTGATGGCACAGCCTAGTAGGAGGTGTGTACCTACTAACAGGTCAGGCATACACACGTAAAGGATATGACAAGTAAGACTCATCTTAACACAAAGTTGAATAATAAAACTTTGGTAAAGAAGGAATCTATAGTCATCGGGAGTCGCCTGTTGCGGACTACCCTTTTGACTTTAGAATTCTACAGTCCTAGTCACATCCAATTTCGCGCGTTGACTCAAGCTTGGGTAAGTGAGGTGAATAAAAGATCTCGTAGCCGAGGCAAGAGGGAAACCCTCGCCTGGGTTAAGGAGTATCGTTTATCACTAACACGTTACCTTAGCGGAGAGCCACTACTCGAAGCAAAGCGAGTCAAGTTAAAGGAGGGATTACCTCAGCCGGAACTAGGCTTTGGTAAGATCTTCCAAAAACGAGATATCGATGAGCTAAGAGTAGCTATGTCTCTTTTAACGTTGTGTCGGGGGACAATACTGCCACCTCGTCCCGATTTGTCAACAATCACAGATTCCTGGTGCGGGACTCTACCAGTTTCCTGGTATACCCACAGAACAGCGATCTGCCGAAAGTTGGGAATAGGGAGGAGGAAAACGGGTTTTGAAACCTTTCACAGCTCTACGAAGAGCGGGCCAAACGGTCAAGCAATTATGACAAGCATGGTTGACGTGGGATTAATCCTTAAGTCAGATATCCGTAAGGATATTGAGACCCTAGGAGGAATCAGCATGAAAACATGCTTAGCACAATTGGAGAAACCTTTGGATAATGGTCAACCTCTTTGGCAGTACTTTGGGTGTAAGACTTACGACCCTAAACCAGGGAAAACCCTGGAACTAAGGCGGGTCTCACACTTTGGAGACTCTGAAGGGAAGACCAGAACCATTGGTATTCTTGATTATTGGTCGCAAACGGTGTTAAAGCCGTTGCACGATGTCTTAATGGAAATTCTTGCGAAAATTCCAGAAGACTGTACTAAGGATCAAACACAGTTTATCGCGAGTTTACGGTCAAAAGAGCATTTCTACTCTTTCGATCTTACTGCCGCTACTGATAGACTTCCTCTTTATGTACAAAGGGATATATTAGAATGCGTCATTGGGAAAGAAAGAGCAGATGCCTGATCTAGAATCATGGTTCACCTTGAGTTCTCACAAAAGGACAGTACACCTGTTAAGTACCAGTGTGGACAGCCTATGGGAGCATACTCAAGTTGACCCGCTATGGCGTTGACCCATCACTTTATTGTGTGGTTAGCAGCTGCCAGGGCTCAAAAAGGCCCCCGTGGTTGCTATGCACTTTTAGGTGATGACATCGTCATATGTGATCCTAGCATTGCTTTGGAGTACAAGCTGATAATGGAAGAACTTAAGGTAGAAATCAGTCCTAGCAAAACACATCGGTCCAAAGACCTTTATGAATTTGCTAAGAGGTGATTCTACCAAGGTTCCGAAATTACCGGCTTCCCCATCTCAGCAATTCCATCAATTTGGAAAAGGTATTACCTTATTCAAAATCTTTTGGAAACTGCTGAGGGAAGGGGTTACCTACTCTTCAGTGATTCAAAGAGATGAAACTACATCCGGGAGCTGTTAGTGATTTGAGGAAAGCCCCAACAGGGGGCTCGAATCGCTTCATTAACTCTGCTCTTCGATAGTCTCACTAATAGAAATTACATATCAGACGAGGGAAGACTTTACTGTCAAATGCTGAGCATTTTAAGTAAGTTCTTTACTCTATCTGATAAGGCCCAAGCCCAGCTTAAGGATCCAACAAAATTGGTTCCCAAGGCGGTGAAGGCATTTCAGTTAGCATTCTATCGGGACCTAACAACCAGTGATAAAGAGTGTCGTGCAATCATTGACGATCTCGAGATCTGAAGTGGTCCGCAAATGGAATTGTTTGACAAATATCACCCGATCGGTCAATTAGGCGCAAACCTAAGTAGCCGAAGGAGGAAAATTGTCAACAAACTATTTGCGCTAAGCTTCGGATCTTCTGCTAAGATCTTGAAAGAGTCAAAAGAACTCGCTAAGAAATTGCCACGGATGTCAAGCAAAATAATTAACACCCGAGCGGCGCATAGGATCCTTGCATCGCAGGCCCAGAGTGTAAAAATTCTCCTTAAACTCCTTAACGGAGACAAAGAGGGGATTTCCAAACTGGGCATAGACGTTCGCGATCTTGAGATTGACTAGATTGTCCGATTCTTTACCGCCTCCTTCCCAAACGGGATTTCTCCCGCCGGTTCGCACCGGAGGCTTGGGGATGGAGCGTATTCCCTAG